TTCGAATGACTAAAGGCCCCTTGGCTGTTACGCCAAGGGCTTTTACTGTGAGTAATCGCAGATAAAAGTGAAGACCATTAAAGCTTAAAGTTCTCCCAAGCAGACAGGATATCCTGTTCTGTTCTAGGGGCTTGCCATTTACCCTTCATAACGTTATCTAACATCGAATTGTTAAAATTAAGTTGAATTGACTTAATAATATCATTCGGTGCAGTGAAAGTACTTTCAGTAGTTGAACTACCGTAGTATATTTCATCAGTAGCGTTAAGAAGATCAAATCCATCCTTGATAATAGTACCAACAGTCATTAAAGATTGAATTTTGTTTCGATCTTTATTGAAGATGGCATTAATGTCAAGATCTTGTATTTCTTTCGAGGCGTTATGTAAAATAACGCTATCGCTGAGATCTCAAGATTGAACGATCTTCCAAGATCGTTTTATGGAATTGTAAATAGCAATGAACAAGGTATTATCGTTAAGAGCATTCTTATCTTCAACCTCAAATTTACTTAACAGTAAATCTGGATTGTTGATAATACTCTTATTGATTTTACCAACTATCCCTGCCATTCCTTGTGAAAGAATTCTTCTATATTCTAGAAGAGCTACTCTTTCACCAGGTATAGGATATTTGTCATTAGTTACTAAAATTGTGAATAAATTTCTCAATTTATCATAATTATAGTATCCAAAGTCAATATCCAATGACAGTGATAAAGCTTTGATATTTAAGAGTTTTCTTTTACTAATAGTTAATCAATACGACCTTCTCTTTGAAAAATTCTTAGAATTCTTCTTAGATTTGGTTGATTTATTAATACTAGTAAAAGGAAACTTGTAATAAAGTCTACGTAACAAATCAACTAAAGAAAAACTCAGTAGATACTGGTTCCCCTTAATTTTAAAGAAATCATATAAAATTAAAAATACAATAAATGGATTTTCAAAATTATTAATGATTCCTTTTAAGGGTAACCCAGTAATCTCCTTCTTCTTAAAGGGTTTTATTCACCGTTTAGCAAATTCATATGTATCATCAGATACATGTGTTTTGTTAGGTGATACTTCAACACCCATGGAGGTTAAAATCTTTATATATTTAAGTGCAACATCATTATCTTTGATAACGATATCGTCACCTAATAATATATATTGATTAAAATTCTCCTTGCCACATAAACTAGCACAGTAATGTACTAGTAAGTGGTGTGTTAAAGTAAAAACCGCTCAAGAGGAATAAGTTCCCATCGGTTGACCTGTTGAGTAACTCAACAAGTCTCCTTCCGGTGTGGAAAATTTTCTATTTGATAATATATAGTGTCAACTATGAGCGAATTCTTCATTGAAGATTCTAACTAATAGTCGACGCTGTAAATCAATAGGAAATCTATCCGTTGCGGAAGAAAGATCTAAAGACCAAAAGCTATGTCCATTCTCTTCTCAATTATGAAACGGGTCTTGGGTGAAAGTTCGGTCACATTCCTTAAATACCTTACTCAAGATATCAAAAATGATATCATGGATAGGTTTAAGGAATAATTGAGTATAATAGTCAGAAATGGCTATTATTCTTAATTTGGCCTCTGGATCCCTAACAAAACTTAATTTACCATTTGACTTTGTCAATGGTTTTAAGTCTTGTTCCCATGCATATTTGTAGGAGCGACAAAAGAAATCTACGCCTTCTTGATCAGTAATGTTAAAGATGCTTTGCATCTCTTCATAACTGTAGTGCAAAAGACTATTATACGCTGTAACTGTGGCAGGTCCTTCCGGACCAGCTTTAGTAGACAGGTAAATATTGTCTTTGCTAAAAGATGGAAGATCTCTTTTAAGGGCAAATTTCTTGACAAATTTGTTGATAAAACCACTTGGAATCATATAGTTCCCTTTAGGGGGATCTATTATGACCTTGTAGTTTGGTTTTACAGATTCTCATTCCTTACCTTTTAAGGTTCAAGAACGAGAGAAATTCAAGATTGTTAAAACAAATCTTAAATTATCTGTTAAACCACTATCAACATAAGCCTTAAGAAATAAAAGCTTTTTAGGTCAGCCATCTTTAGTTAGTCCAATACTCATAGTATTAGTTAACAGAGGATGACCACATATGTACCTTGTACAATGTAGTCTCATCTGTTTATAATACTTGATGGTATGGACTTTACCCCAATCTTTCTGTCACTTAAAAAGTGTAGAAATAAAGGGTCTAAAGAATACTTTACACTTAATATCTGGGAAAACTCACTGTAAAAGTCGTTTTAAAACTTTTACATGAATATTCTTCATATATAATTTAAAGTATTGTGCTACCTATAGCTGTCTTAATCAATTCCGGCCTCACCAAACTCAGATTTCTCTGAGACCATGGTGGCGCGGGCCCCAAACCTATTAATTTATCTTAGATTTATATGTAAGATAAGGAACAGTAAGGGGCTTAAGGTTTTGACCTTTCAAGCATAAGATAGTCTTATACTCAAAAGCAACCCATCTTTCGATGGACTTTGAGAAGACCGGAGAGAACTACTTAGTAATTCTTTAATGGCATGCTGCACAAAAGCAGGACATGGCTCTTCGGAGCAGATTACCCTTTTAAAG